CCCCTTAAATGTTAAAAACGGCCACTACCCTAACCTACAAAGGTTCCCAGACGCCTTAGATATTATTCGAGTTAATGCAAAGGCGTATATAAAAAAAATTTTCGGAGGTACAAATGGACGCCAAGACCCGCGTAGAGCGCCAGGAAGATCGTGTATGGTGCTTAGAGCAATTGATCCGCTTAGAGGGGCATCTAGACCCTCGTATGTACGAATGTGCAGACTATGCAACCAGTGCAGGGTTAGTTAAAGATGTGAAAGATCTATATACATTATGGTCTGAGTGGAAAGTAGATAATCCGACAGATAATCCTCAGGTAAATCGATTATAGGAGAGATATGTCCAATAGATTCACAGTTACTATCGAAGAAGATGAGTTTGGGGAATTAATTCTCCCTATTCCCGATGAAGTCTGTGAGGAACTTGGATGGGATGTAGGCGACACTCTTCAATATGAGTTACAGGATGATTCATTTACACTGAGGAAAGTTCAAGATGAGTGATAACATTCTCAATCATGCCGATGCAATGGCAGAGTATGATCCATGGGCAGACAATGAGGAAGCACACACAGTATTACAGCAGTGTGTCCAACAGATTGCTGAGAGACTGTATGTGTTAGAGACAATGGTGAATGATTTAAGTCAGAGAGTTGCAAAGATTGAAAATAAGTGATATAATTATGTGAATCCACTACTAGAGGAAATCTATGGCACTTTATGGAAAAGGTATTCAACATGTACCGGCACCTCCGAAAAAAACTCGTCAGGGGCGTTCCACAAATACTAAGTTGAGTCCCACGGCACGAAATGGACGGAAGAAGGCATATCGGGGTCAAGGTCGCTAAATAACTATACTTTGAGTATCAGGTTCTTTAGTAGTGTCAAAAACAGTACGGAAAAGGGACTTTAGAGTCCCCGTAAAACAGTACAAAGATATTGATCTTTGTTTTCGTATCAATCCTGTAACAGGAGATATTGCTACGAAAACAAATGAAGAAGCAATTAAGCAAGCATTAAAGAACCTGATGCTTACAAAACCAGGTGAAAAACCATTTAATCCTACTGTCGGCAGTAGAATTCATGAATTATTATTTGAACCGCTGGACGATTTTTCTGCTGACGCTTTAGAAGCAGAAATTAGGAATAATGTTGCTCAATTTGACGCTCGGATCGAGATTATTGACATTGACATAGTAACATTGTTATTTGATAATGCTTACAGTGCTACTATGGAATTCCGAATTATCGGATCTCCAGTTGCTCAAGAAATCAATTTTGTCCTTAAGAGACCCGAATAATGCAACCTAATAATCTTACACAACTAGATTTCATCGATATTCGTGCGTCTATTGTTTCGTATCTACAAACTAGACCAGAATTTAGCGATTATGAGTTTGAAGGTAGTACCCTATCATATCTGATTGATATTTTAGCGTATAATACTTACTACAGCGGGTTCACTGCCAATATGGCAATGAATGAAGCGTTTTTACAAACAGCAACTGTAAGAGATAATATTGTAAAACACGCAAAATTACTAAATTATGTTCCTCAATCTGTTACCGCAGCAAGAGCAGATTTGAGTGCAACGGTACAAACAGAATTATTTGGAGGAATTTATCCCTCCACAATTACATTTCCAAGAGGACTTGCTTACACTGGTGGCGGTTATGTTTGGAATTGCACTGAAGCAATAACAGCAACGGTAAATCCCTCGACAGGAGTTGCTGAAATTCCCCTTATATCTGTAAAAGAAGGTAGTTTAATTAATTTTAGTTACACTGTCAATACTTTTGCATCGAACAAATATGAAATTCCTTCACCCGATGCAGACATTAACACCTTAAGAGTTACTGTAAAGGCAAACGAGAGTGCTTCACAGGCAGATATTTACAATAGAGCAGACAATATTACTGGTTTAACTGCTACTGATAGGGTATACTTTATTCATGAAGGTGAAGATCAGCGATTTGAAATTAATTTTGGTGATGATACATCAGGTAGAGCACTGAGAGATGGTGAAGTTGTTAACCTAGAATACATCATTTCTAATGCCGATACTCCAAATGATGTTCAAACCTTTGTTTATGCTGGAGGTATATACGATAATTTGGGCAGACAGATTACTGCTGCTAATATTAGGAGTAGTGTTATTCAACCAGCATATGGTGGACAACCTGCAGAAACGATTGAATCCATCAAATACAATGCTCCGAGGTACTATTCTGCCCAATATAGAGCAGTTACAGCAGAGGATTATGCAATTATCACGAAAAAAGTTTATGATAATGCAAATGCTGTCGTTGCATATGGCGGAGATTTGTTAAATCCTCCTCAATACGGTAAAGTTTTCATCTCAATTCGCACAAAAACAGGTTCTACACTTAATGATGCGACCAAAAAGGCAATTTCTGCGGATTTGAGGAAGTATGCAATGGCATCTATCGACCCTGTGATCGTAGATCCGGACGAAATGTTCATTTATACTAAGGTTTTTGCACTTTATGACACTGGTTGCGGAGATGATGCCTCTACAATCAAGACACAAGTCTCTGATGCGATTCAATCTTGGGGTCAACAGGCAGGAATTAACGCATTTAACTCCTCATTTAGAGCACAACAGTACGAAAAAGCGATTATTGCTGCAAATAAGTGCGTTCTTGATGTTTCTGCACAAATTTCTATCCTAAAATACATCAAACCCGACACAGGTATAACCAATTCTTACACAATTACTGTCGGTCAACCTCTTTATGACTCTGCGCCATCACAAACTCAGTCTACTGCGGCAACAAAAGAACCCATTTTGCTGTCTGGTAAGTTCAGAACTGCAGATAGACCCGGATTAGATCAACAATTTGAGGATGATGGGTATGGAAATATCATTAGTTTCTATGATACTGGTACAAAAAAGGTTATTACTAACAAAACTATTGGAAGAGTTGACTATACCACTGGAACCATCACTTTAGGACCCATTAATATCATTGCGACAGGAGGTAATTTGCCTCAAGATGGTGCTACTTTGGTAACTGATAGTGTTACAGGCATTGGTAGAGTGCTGAATGAATCATTATTGCCAACATCTCTTCAGATACCTGTTCAAATCATTCCGTTAAACCCTGCAATCATTGTTGCAGCAACTCCTGGAACTACTCTTGACATTGTTGCACCGGATGTCACAGTTCAACCGAATGGTACTACTCCACCTCCCCAAATCCCTCTAAATAGTTTGACACCAACAGTGTTTGACCAGACCGAAACAATCGTTAATTTTAACGCAGTTAACAACGGCGGGTCGTTAAATTCGTAAATTAAATACCACACTAGTGTTTAAGTAGATGAGCAGAATTTCGGAAATTATCAGTAGTCAAGTCCCTGCCTTCATCAGGGAATCTTGTGGCGGAAATGGAAAAGATAATGGGGGAGCATTTGTTGCTTTCCTGAAGTATTACTATGAAACCCTTGAGAGAACAGGGTCTTCTAGTGACATTCTGTTGAATCTTTTAGATTACTTGGACATTGACAAAATTGATACCGATGTAATTAACGGAAGCACTCATCTCGTTGAACCTTTAACTGCAACTTCCGATACTATTGTTGTTGAAAGTATCGATTCCTTTTTACTTAACAATGGTACGATTCGTATTGGTGATGAGATTATCACTTACGAATCTACTACAAATTCCCCAAATATTTCGTTTAAACCTGGTATTTCATGGGAACAGGTTAAACTCAAGTTTATCGATTTAGCATCTATCATTGATCAGTTTGATGGTGTAACGAAATCATTTGCCCTAGTTTCGCAAAATTCTCCTGTCATTCCTCCTTCTGCTTGTCATTTAATCGTCAAGGTTTATGATGAATATTTGATGGCAGGAATTGACTATACCGTCAATGGAACCAATATTGTTTTTACTGAAGCACCTCGTGCTCGGGTTCCTGCTGATGATGAGGTGTCTACAACCATCACTTATTTGAATGGTTTTGTAGAAAATGAAATTTTAGATCTTACAGACATTTCTGGTCAGTTTGGTGATGGAAAAACTATCTTCAATTTGACTACAGGACCTGTTAGTAACCCAGTTAATTACGAACCAGTTGCTCAAGAATATATCATTGCGGTATATGATGGAAAACTATTAATTCCTGGAATTGACTTTTTTGTTAATAATAACACTATTATTTTCAAAACAGCACCAGCAACTGGTAGAATTCTTCATATGTGCGCCATAGAAGCGCCTGTACCGAGTTTTGGTAGTGGTGCAGTAGGATATGCCAAGATCGATGATGATGGAGGCATTACAGGCGTTTCTGTGTCGAACACTGGATCTGGATATAGATTTGAGTATCCTCCTGCAATTTCAGTATCTTCTGAAAAAGGATCTGGAGGTAGTGTTACTGCTTTAATCAATGGACTTAAAGATCTTGCTCTTCTTAGTGGAGGACTAGGGTATAGTGATACCAACCCTCCAATTGTCAATATCGAAGCACCTACTGCTCCAGGATCTACCATTGCTCAAATCACAGCAACTGTTGTTAATGGTACTGTCGTTAATCTTAATCTTGACACTTCTGGTAGCGGATATACATTTACTCCAAGAATTACTTTCCAACAACCTGGTGGTGCTCAAACTCCAGAATTAACTATTGTTAATGGTTCTATTTCAGGCACTACACTTCCCGTAACAGAAGGTGGTAGCGGATATACCACTGCACCCCAGGTTTATGTTGATGAGCCAACTGGAGAGAATGGTATTCGTGCTAACTTAGAAGCAGTTATTGAAAATGGTGTTGTAGTTCAGATTAATGTTCTTAATCCTGGTCAAGGATACGAAACTACACCCAGATCTGCAATTATTGATCCTGCAGGAGCACAAGTCCTCGATGTTCAGGTAGATGGAACTGGTAGAGTTATTTCTATTGAACTGTTAACTGGTGGGGATGGTTATCTCGATGTGCCTTCGGTTTATATTATCGATAATAGAGAAAATGGAGGAACTGGAGCAACTGCAACAGCATCTATTTTCAACGGTAGAATCACTGATATTAATGTTACGAATTTTGGAACGGGATATAGTGCAGACAATCCTCCTACTATTGTTATTCAGTCTCCTCCGCAAGCAGTTGCGGCAGGTTCTGTTGGATTGAATGAAGTTACGGGATTTAATGTTGATAGTCCTGGAGAAGGATATTCAAAAGCGCAATTCTTAGGTGCTGCAAGGGGTTCTAGCGGAATTACTTCCTTTACCGAAGAGGGAAATGCGCGATATACCAACAATACGACTGCTACAGCGCATTCTAATGAAGAATCTTGCTCATGTTTAGATGCTTTGTTCCTTGAGCAGATTCTTGACAAGTATAAAAATCAATATTTGCCCAATGTTCCGCAATTGAGTTACGATAAACTCAATGTTAGAACAGCATTTAAGACAATTCGTGATTTTTATCAAGCGAAAGGTACGTCTTTTAGTATCTCATATCTCTTCAAACTTCTTTATGGTGAAACTGTCAGCATTTCTTACCCTAAAGACCAGATTATTAAACCATCTGCTGCAACATGGTCAACCGATACCATTCTTCGTGCTACGCTAGTTAGCGGTAGTCCTGATGATATTCGGGATGGTCTTATTGAGCAGATTGCAGATATTGCGGATCCAAATGTTAGAAATGCAACGGCATTAGTTGAAAACTTCATTTCTATCAGAACTTCGGATACGGATATTTACGAATTAGTTCTTTCTGAAGAAACAATCAATGGATCTTTCACTGTTCCATACAAAACGAAGCTTGCAGAACCTCTTGACACGACTACTAGTGTTATCACCGTAGACTCTACCATTGGTTGGCCGGAAAGAAATGGCGAAATTGTTATTGGCGGAACGGAAGTTGTTCGTTATAAGGAAAAATCCCTTAACCAGTTCATTGAGTGTACTCGTTCTATCAATGATGTTGTTGAAGACTGGGATTCTGCAACACAAGTAACCTCCAACTTCCAAGTTTATATTAACAGAGGAACCTCTAATGAGGTTATTATGAATGTTTTGGGTATTGTTGATGCCCAACAGACGGTATTGACAGATACTGGATCATATTATCTTCCGGGAGACAAACTTTCCGTTTCTAAGTTGGGGGGATCTGGCGAACAACCTCAATTGACAACCTGGTTGTATAATGTTAAAAAATTAATTGAAGTATCTGGAATTACTTTCGGCGGAATTAATAATCAGTCTGCTACGGTTACATGTAATAATCCTCACGGTCTGTTGGTCGGTGATCAGGTTACCGTGTATGGTGCAAATCCAATCATTTATAATGGCACCTTCCTGGTAACTTCTAGAGATAGTGAGACAGTATTTCAATATAGACTCAATCAACCTGCTGTCATTGAACCTCAAGGCAATATTCTAATTTCGGTTGACCTCAATAAAGGTAAATCGGATAACAGTGCAGTAAATAACTCGATTAGTCCTTATACGACTAATATTCAGAACTCATTCTTTAATGATAATTATGTGTATGTTGCGTCTACAGGTATTCCTAACTACAAAATTGGACCATTCCCTGAATCTGCGCTTCTTCCCGGAAATCAGAGAAAGTTAAACCGATTCCCTCTTTCTCCTACAACTATTTCGGCAAAAGATGATATTACTCCAGGTCCAATTGGAACATGGGTAAATGGCGTTTCTATTTGGTCCTACAAATCCTCTACTTCAAAGTTATTTGGTGCTGTTACTGGTATTGACATCATTACAAGAGGTGAGGATTATGATGCTGCAAATCCTCCTGTAATTAGTATTACTGGTGGAGGCGGAACGGATGCTGCAGCATCAGTTATTGTTGATGGTTCTATTACAGAAATTACTGTAACAGAAGGCGGTGAGGGATATACCTCATCTCCTCTTGTTTCTATTGTTGGTGGCAATGGATCAGGTGCTGCTGCAACTGCAATTGTAACCAAAGGAAGATTGTCTAGAATTTTGATTAATTCTGGAGGCACAGGATATACCCACAAAACCAACCATTACTATTGTTGGGGGCGGTGGAATAGGTGCAACAGCAGAAGCGGTTGTTCGTGGTCCTATTAAAGAAGTTAATATTGATAATGGTGGTGAATCTTATATCGCATTGCCCCAAATTACATTGAGTTCCGGTTCGGGTGCTGTTGCACAACCTATTGTAAATACGGAAGGTAGAATTATTTCCGTTGCTATTATTGATGGCGGATCCGGATATACATCTGCTCCAGAGGTTGCTGTTAGCGGTGTTGGATTTGGTGCGGTACTGCGTGCTCAAATTGCAACTGATGGTGAAGAAGCTGGGACTGTCACCGGAATTGAAATTGTCAACAGAGGTATTGGATACAATCCGGGAACAACATCCTTAGTATTGACTTCTATTGGTGATGGAGCAACGTTCTCTCCAAAAGTTTTTGAATGGACCTATAACTTACAGGAGTCTACATCTTTTGATGCTCCTTTTGGATCTGTTTTCCAAGGATTTAATACTCAATATGGTGGTGAATATGCTCATTTATCAAATCCGCAAAAATTAAGATTTATTCTTGGTGATAACCTTTATGAAAATACTTCTGGTCAAATTTTAGAGCAGGAAGCATCTATTGAACACTCTCCAATTATTGGATGGGCATTTGATGGAAATCCAATTTATGGACCGTATGGATTCCAAGATCCTACCGACCAAGGATCTTCAATTGTAAGACTTGGAAGTTCTTATCAACTGAAATCAAACCTTGTTTATGATGAGGTTACTAATCCAGTTCCGGTAAGAACTTCTGGACCTCTTTTAACAGAAGAACCTGCAGGCACTTTTATTGAAGATTATGTTTACACTTTCGGATTAGGCGATTTAGATCAATACAATGGTCGTTTTTGCAAAACTCCGGACTTTCCGGAAGGCAGATACTGCTATTTTGTAACCATTGACGCTGCAGAGCAAGGAAATGCTGTTTTCCCGTATGTTTTAGGACCTAGTTACAATTCTGTCATTGATAAGTGGAATATTAGTCCTGATGCGGTTCAGCAAAATATTCCTACCGGTGTTATTCGATATAGAGACCCTTATGAAAATGTAGATATTGATGTTGAAAGGAATCCAAACGCATCTACGAATGGATTAACTCTTGAAAATGGAGATTTGCTGTTATTTGAAGTTGAAGATGAAAATAGAGATGGAATTATCAGTCAGGATGAGATTGATGATCC